TTTATAATGGAATCTACCGCAATTGCAAAGAACTTAAGCAACTGTTGGCGTATCAGCTGTGCAACAACGTAGTTGGTTATTGTAAGGATGGCAAACTACGGTACAGAACTGAGGGTTGTCGTATGAGCGGTGATATTAACACTGCCCTTGGCAACTGTTTGATAATGTGTGGATTGGTCCATGCTTATGCCAAGATGCGAAATGTGGTCATTGAACTTATAAATAATGGGGATGACTGCGTCGTTATGTGTGAAAGTGCTCAGCTCGACCGGTTCATGGCCGGCTTGAGTGAGTGGTTTGTCGAAATGGGATTCATCATGAAGGTCGAAAAACCTGTTTACGAGATTGAACAAATTGAGTTTTGTCAAACTCATCCTGTCTGTGTGGACGGTACCTATCTCATGATGAGGAACTACTATAAGTCCTTGGCCAAGGATTGTCTTTCCCTTAAGGAAATGGACAGCCCGAACATTGCCAAATCATGGCTTGATGCCGTGGGGCAAGGTGGGCTTAGTATGTGTTCCGGTGTCCCTGTTTATCAGGAGTTTTATTCGGCTCTTATTCGACATGCCAAAACTATTGTTCCGCGTAAGCGTAACAGACTTTCATTCAGTGCTAAGCGACGCAGAAAGGAGCATATGTTCACAACTGGTGGTCTCCATTGGTTGTCTATGGGCATGGTTGCGAGGTATCGCCCCGTCTCCCCTGCGACCAGGTATTCCTTCTGGCTCGCGTTCAATGTTACTCCTGATCAACAAGTGCAACTTGAGATGTTCTATAAAAATTGCACTTATCAGAATATTGTTCGGGGCTTTGATAGCCCGCAGAACTTGCCGCGGTGGTTTTAATTGGGTTGTGGACCTTAAACCGACCAAAACGTTTGAGGTAACTCTGTAAATATTTACGTGCTAATCAAAATGCCGAGAGACTGCACGGCTCCACCCTTCTGGGGGTCCACGATGAACAGTCCGGTTTCATGTTTGCCGGATCCAATACAAAACATGGCTCCCACAAAGAAAAATTTAAAAAAGAAAATTCAAAAAAAAAAAAAAAAAC